CTTACCTCCTTAACCTCGGCGATAGTCTGAGCAGCATTGAGCCTCTCCTTCCATTGGTCCAGGGTGAGGGGGACAGCACCAGTGTCTACTCCCTCTTCAGTAGCAGTAGTGTCCTCTTCAATAGTAGTAGTGCCTACTACAGTAGCAGTAGTGTCTCCTCCAGTAGCAGTGTCTCCTCCAGTAGCAGTGTCGTCCTCTTCAGGAACTACAGTAGTAGTAGGGGGTCCATCGGGTCCGGGAGGGCCCGTAAGAAACGCTTTCACCGAGTTGTCGTACTTCCTCCACCGACTCGTTATCAGCCCCTTCGCGATACTGGAAGCTTCCTCTAGCCCGACACCCACCCCCATAAGGGCGCCGATCATCACTGCACGCGCCATCGAATCGTTGTATTGCTCGTTCCTATGCGCAGTCGCCACGGTCTCTACCACACCCTTCTGTGTGTGGGTCAGGTTGGCCATAAACTTGGCGTTTTCCTGTGCTTGCATTGAAGGCAGAGGCATGTCTACTCCTTATCCTCCGGGGCCGACTAGGCCTATGTTGGCTAGACGCTGCTCAGGGGATAAGGCCCCTGGGCGTGGGGAACCTGGGGGAACGATGGGGCCTGCCTGTGGGGCAGGTTGGGGCCGGGGGATGCCCTGAATGGGTGGTGGAGCACCACCGGGCGGGCCACCTGGGCCACCGCCGCCACCTGGGCCACCGGCCAGGCCTGGCATGCCTCCACTGTTGGCAGCTATTCCTTGCATGAGTTGGGACTGGGTCTGTAGTTGCTGGATCATGGCCTCGACCATGTATATGCGCGATAGGTCAGGGCGGCCACGCTTCTCGGAGGCCTGCATAAGCGAGTAGGCAGCAGCCATGGGGGATACACGCTCAGCCAGTTGCTCCTTGATCTTGTCTTCCTCCTGATCGACGTCTTCCAACTCCAGGACGTCGGCGCGTATGGTGCGGTCTGCTAGTAGCGGGACGGCACCGTCGCGGGCCATCTGCGCCATAGAGTACTTGGCCGGGTTGTCCTTGGGTAGGTTGGGTACAAAGAGGTTCTGGATGGGCCCAGCGCCGACTATGGCCTCGGGTGAGATGACATCCTGGAACCAGTCCCGGTCGTGTGCTGATATGGGTGCAGTCATGGTCATGGGTAGGAATGAGCCGGTCTGGTACTGGTCAAGGAGGGCATTGCATATCTGATCGTAGGCGGAGTTCATGGCCTGAATGCATGGCTGAACGGCAGAGTCGATGCCTGAGCGTAGGGTGTCGATGGCGTAGCCGGAGAGTTGGAACTCCAGGGCACCGTAGGATGTGTGAGGGAGCATGCCACGCTGTCGCTCGCCCGAGAGCATGCCGAGGAAGGGGCCTGTGTCAGCAGCCATGCGCATGAGGCCCAGTGGCTCTATGTCCTCGCCCTCAGCTAGGGATATCTCAGAACCCTCAGAGAATGGTGACTCGTCCAGGGTCTTGGTGCCACTGACGGAGCGTACCTTGACGCCCTCCTTAACCGAACGGCGGACCAGAGTGTACATGCGGGACATGATGTCGTTGTACTGCGTAGATGTGACACGGGATGCCTTAAATACCGACTCGCCAAAGGTGGACATGTCTGCCTGGCCTGAGATCGGCTGGACGATTGGCATGTCGCCGACTGGGCCCATGAAGCAGGGTACCCTGCCTGGAAGGACGTGCGGTGTGGTGCGCTTGAGGTAGTCTGACTCGACTACCACGGTGTTGCCGTCGCGGTCGTAGAAGTCGTAGACCTCCACTGACTCGTTGTTATCTTTGTCGTCCAGGAAGTCCAGGCGCTCGGAGCGCCCACTAGCGTTACGGCCAAATTCGTCCCGTATCTGGGCTGGCAGCATCTGGAACCGGTGGCATGCCCAGAGGAGTCCCTGCTCACCGACTTGCCAGAAGACGTGTAGCGGGTCCCAGGGCGTGATATCCACATATGTGGACCCGTCACGGCTCTTGACTAGAACGGAGCGCCCAGCGTACATGCCACGGATGACACAATGCCAGGCGAGTTGGGATTGTAGAGAAGGGCGCAACATGTGGATCAGGCGGTCGTTAGCGGATCGGATAGCCCCCTTGCAGAAGCGTTCCTTGAGAGTGGTAGCCTCACGTTCGGTGCGGAGGCTGTCTGCTATGGGGACACGGGTGATCCGCTTGGCCGAGGATAGCCAGCTGACTATCTTATCAGCGAAGGACCGTGGGTCAGCTGAGGTAAAGGGGGTAATGTCTTCATCACCAGGGTCGTAGGTGGCCAGGCGGTACATATCCCAATCATCCTCCATCCGCTGACGGAGCTCAGAATGGGCTTCCTCCCGCTCCCGTACCTTTTCCAGTATTTCGTCTGGTGTTGGCATGTGTACGTATCCTGAGGTATGGGTTAGCGCCTCCCCAGGAGGGGTATGCGTACTTTACGTTCCTTAGACCAGCGCTTCACCGGGATTATAGCAGACTGATTGCGGTTAGCGTAACCGTGCTCGGCAACTAGGTAGTAAGTCAGAGCTTTGATGGCATGGTTAGCCGAATCGCGCGGGACATCGCCTACTGTGTTGCCTTCCCGGTCGGTGGACCACTGGTAGACGGACATCGTGGAGGTGATGGGGTTCAGGCAGCCACCGAATTCGCTGATTATTCCCCGACAGGCTGGGTTGATGATGACGCCGGGGCGATTAGTGAGGGGGTTGGGGCGTAGAAAGGTTCGTAGGCGTTCGATGCCCTCGTTTATGCCTACCCGGTTGCTTACCAGTCGGAGTTGGGCCTCCTGGAGCCATATCTCGGTAACCGCTGGCATCGAATGGTGCTGACGGGCCGCGATGTCGGACACTCCCATGGTCACGTCCCTCCACCAGGGGCGGTGGCGACAGGCCTGGATGACTTCGGTGGTGATCAGCTCGCGTGTATAGATCTCATCGAAGATGCGGATCTGGCCATCGATGTACTGGATGGCAAGGAGGGCTGATGCCTCGGAGTAGCCTGGGTCCAGGGCGAGGTGGACAGGTTCTCCGGAGACATACTTGACGTCGGCTGTGTGCAGGTCGGCACGGAACTCGTGGAAGACCAGTCCAGCGGGGGGACGTGCCTCACCCATGATGCGCTCGAGGAAGAACTGGTCGGAGGTGTCACGCTGCATGCGTAGGATCTCCGGGTCGTTGGCGCCCCCTGGGTAAATGTGGACATTGCTGGTGGATGGTAACTTGAATGACTGGGCATCATGGGTGCCATGCTCCCAGGCCTTGGCTAGGCCGGGATACCAGCCGAGGCTGGACTCGTAGGTACCGGCCATAGCTATCCATCCCCTGGACGGGCCCACACGGGTCATGAGACGGTTGAATGTCTCGATGTCGAGTTGGGATGCCTCACAACCCAGGATGCCGTGTGGTGAACGCTGAGCGATAGTAGTGGGGTCTTTAGCTGATTTCGTCTCTATGAGTATGCGTGACGACTTGCTGTGGGGTGCACCGATGATTATCTTGCCGGGATTGACTATCTTGGTGGCAGAGACAAGCTTGGGACCGAATAGGCGGGTCATGTCATCCACGATGTACTCGAATTCACGCCTGGTGCGGTCATAATCAGCAGCGACTAACCAGAACAGGGCCTCACCCTCGACGCGGAAGGCTTCCTGCAAGAGCTTCTTGGACAGGAGGACCGATTTCCCCGCCTGCTCACCACCAACAGTCAGTGTGAAGCGCTTGGGGCAGTCCAGGATTGCCCTCTGCTCGGGCGTTGGGGAGAAATCGACCTGCTTGAAGAGATATTCGCGGTGATCTGATGTGTCACGGGCGTTGATTGTCATGGCTCCCCCTAATCTATCGCTGGCTCAGCAGATCGCGCAGGCTATCTGGCACATCTATGCCTTCTGGCATGCTCTCGGTGGGGTCTGGATCAGGCTTCACAGAGGATTTCTTGTGCTGCTGCTGGCGCCTGGCGTCTCGCTGTGCCCAGGACCGTAGCTCGACGAGCATGTCGTGCGACTCGGTGTCAGGCAGGGTGGTAGCCTTGTACTTGGCAGGGTCGTGGGCGTTTAGTGCAAAGATGAGTAGCAGTGGCGGGCACTTTGGGTCACGTAGGCGGTCAAACAGGATGTCCTCGATGGCCTCCTTGAACTGATCCTTGGCTGCCTGGAACTGGTCACGGAAGCCGAAGACGTTCTCGTTGTCCCATCTGCGGACACACTCACGGCTGATGCCTGCTGCCCTGGCTGAGGTCTCGATTGTGCCCGACTTAGAGTACGCGTCGAGGAAAAGTCGCTGGTTGTACTCTGTTTCCCGCTGACCACGCATGTGTAGCCCCCTAGATGTATTCCTAACGAGGTCGGTGGAGAGGGTCATATGCCCTTGGATCGGCCGTTAGCTCGACCCCCTCTTCTTCCGCTTGGTGGCAAACTCCTTGAGTTGCTTCTCGGTCATTCCGGTACGGGTCTTCTTGCCCGCACGCTTACGAGCCAGATCTGCGCCCATTAGCCGACGCTGCTTTTCGGTGTAGGCAGGCATTCGGACCCCCTTTTTCCATCACTTTAGCAAAATTAAACGCGGGAGGGTACCCCCACCCCCCTACTACTGACACATATATCAAGCCATAGGGGTCATGACATTTATGTCATGAATTGGAATTCATGCTTTGGAATTCATGCTTTGGAATTCATGCTTTGGACGTCATGAATAGCTTGTCCAGACACAAATGTCATGAATTAAAGTTCATGAATCGCGTGTAAGGACATAAATGTCATGAATTGGAATTCATGCTTTGGACGTCATGAATCCTGCGTCTTTACCATTACTTGACCTCCTCTACCTGCCCGCTACCACTGGTGAAGGTCTAGGTTAAGGTTAGGTAAAGACGGCGTCTAGAACAAAGGTTCCGGACGAGTATAAGAAACCGACCAGTGCTTGCGCCGAACCCAGCCTAATTCCTTGGTCAAAAGCTTAGACAAAGTTAAGGAAATGACCAAGGTTTCTGGCGCGATTCCGTAGCTGGAAGGCCCCAGAATAGAACATAAGTTCCGGACTAAGTATTAACTTTGTCTTAGAATTCGCTTTAGATTTTGCTTAAACAAGTATAAGAAACTGACCATAGGCCCTGTAGGCCACAACCTTTAGGGTGCACCACAAACCTAGAACACATGTTCTTCTTCTGCCCTCATTTTGCGGCAATCCAGCCATCGCATATGGTACCACCGGCCTACGCACTAGCTAGCGTATAGCTAGTATTGGTCAAAATACTAAAATCCGACCAATTTGCTTTTAGGGTCAAATACCCCTTGACTTGGTGGTGTTGGTGGTGTAGTATTAGAACATCAAGTGATAAGGACGGTCAATGATGCTAGACGCGATGATTGAACTGAACTGGTTGGGGCTACTCTACGGGCGAGAGATTCGATGGAACGGTACCGTGGAATGGGACGACGACGATTGCGACGACCTAGCCGTGGAAGTGGAAGGAGACGAATAGCAGATGAATATCAGCGAGTTGAAGGTGGACATTGGGCAATTATGCACGAATTGCGGGAATGAAACTTCGGAGCTGGCAGGCGCATATCCAAGTGGGGCGGACGCTATCCTGACCCTGGGATGGCAAAGCTACAACACGCAAGGGCCATCTATTGCTGTGGTTGTCGATGGCCTGCTGTGTCCTGACTGCCAGACATCAAGCGATGTGG